CTGGCATCGCGTATATGCTAGTACCAGCTGTCGCCACGCGTCCGCACCGTGTCACGGTACGAGATGCGATCTGGCGCACACCGCGTGGTCAAAGCCCCCTTACGGTATGTGATGATTTTCAGGAGCTTTGGAGCCCACTGATCCCACACTTCTTGTGGGTGCAAACTCAGCTCACACAGAGCTGTTTCGAGGACGTCATCAATGATCTGCTCCTCGTCTTTCTTGTTCCTGCACCAGTAGAACGTGTACAAGAAGCTATCCAGCTCCAAGGGCGCGTTCACTCTGCAGTCACGATCAGTGAAGAAGCCACGCTTGAGAAACGTAACATCATCCAAAGTCGTGTACGGACTCAGGTAGCCGTCCTTTTTATCGGACGTGAACACAATGCCCAAAAGCTTGAGCATGTGCTCTGCCACCGTGACCTGGTTGAACACCTCACACACGTGCTCATCCACATTGCAAACATTATCATCGCCATACGTGATGGCGGTGACATGTTCCCAGAAGCCCTGGCGATCGCCAGTGGCCTCAATGTAGCAAGCAACGAGGCTTGCCAGCGTGTAGATGGAGTTCACGATCGTGGTCAAAGGGTGCCCGCTCGGCATTCCCTTATTCCACTGGTAAATGTGGCTTTGGTCACGACCATTGCCACCAAGGTGCCGTGAATGGTGCAGCTCCAGGAGGAGCACCTCACGCACCCGGCGATTCTCATCAGAATCACCGTACCAGTCGCTGATGTAGTCCACGATCAACTCAAGCATGTCTGTCTGCTCACTTGCATCCAGGCCCTTGACATCTCCAGCGAACACTTTTTTGCCTTTTTTCTGGAGGAAATGGGCAAGCCCATCCCACTCCGTGTAAACGTTGATGCCAGGAGCAAGGCCGCACTCTGGTGGTGCGGCCATGACGGCAGCGCTGAACGCTCCCGTGTACTGCCTTGTACAGACAGTGAGGCCCAAAGGCGCAGATGAAATCAAGCGCGTGGCCACAGCTTCCACCTTCTCAGGCTTGCGAAGCTCATCCTTGAGAAAGTCCAGGAAAACATGCCCCTGCCGTTCTCCACGCGCAGCAGCCTGGTTGATGCGCTCCGTTTCTCTCTTGAGCTCCTGTGCAGCGGGCGTCGTCAAGTCGTAGTCTTGGGCATCCCCAAAAAACTCGACCTTCCCCTTCTTCACAGAGAAGACGTAGGGAAATCCAGCAGAAGTACCGCGAGGAATCGAACGGAACTTGAGAGATGGAATGCCAAGAACTGCCTCCTCGAAAGAAAACAGCTCACGCGACTGGTGTCGCGACCACCGGTTGAACGGTTGCATGGCAACATGCAGAGCCTGACGAAGTTTGGGCTTGTCAAGGCAAAGCATGGGGCTGGAGTAGGCACGAATGGCATTCACCATGGGGTACACAATCTCTCCATTGCGAAACACTGGCGACAACACAGCGGGTTGAAGGCTGTGCGGCCCCAAAATGCCTGCATACGCGGTCGGGTAGAACTTCGAACGCGCAGGAAGTGCGTAGGCCTTATCAAGACCGTACAACGGCAAGAAAGAACCAGACACCTCTGTCGGCAACTCCAACTCATCTGCCACCGCGAAGCCCTGTGCGATGAGGGTATCCTTCGTGTTGTCGGTGACGATGTGCAATTTATCGCGTGCTTCCGCGATATCCTCCTGCGTCACAATGGTAGCAATGCCGGTTTTGCACATGTCCGGCCCCAAAGGGGTCGCAATGTGCATCGCCATGGACACTCTGCCACTGTAATGGTTGCCATCAACGAGAGAAACAATACTCCCGCAGTAGCCAGGCTGGCAAGGAAACCTGTATGCCAGACCCCGCTCGACCGTGAGCCCATCGTAGACGAGCTTGCCTTCGTACCAGTGGCAGTCGGCATACTCAGTATGAACGAT